TTCCGGGCAGATCTACACTGGTTGCCACGAACGCATTGCTGGCCGGCGCGAACGCCTCTGTCAACATCCCCCGCACTGTCGCACCGAAGCGCTTCAGATCGATGGGCCCGCTGCCCTGCGTGAGGAACTGCACCGGGCGGGGCGTGGGGTACTTAGGCTTGAAGTTGAATGTGTTGGGTATGCGCAGCACCCGCGCTGCGTCGGCGGTGACCGTCTGGTCAATGGTCAGGCCCTCCTGCTTGCACAGGCGTTTGAAGTTCTCCGCTATTGGCTTCCATGTCGCGATGTCCACAGGAGCGGTCAGCACCCAGTAGCAGTGCAGCCCCCCACCGGAGCCGACGATGTGCGGCGTGCCGAACTCGTCCAGTCCCGTCTTCTCCAGAAACTCCGCCAGCGCCAGCGCTGCGGCCTTCTTGGATGCGTAGCCGTCCATGTCGATGAAGATGGCCTTGATGTAGGCCGCGTTGGCAGCCTTGCGGCCCCCCACGTTGTCTTTAAATGTCGCCAGTGCAAAATAGATATCGCGCTTTCGTTCAAGCCAGCGCTTGATCGTGGGCTTAACCGCCGCGACACCGTCAATAAACACATGCTCTTTTTTTGATGAGCTTAGTTCCGCCGCACAGTACCATCCGTGACCCGGAGACGGCAGAACATCCGCTAGAAACTCAAGCGGTTTCATTGCGTTCCTTGGGTTATTTAAGGTCGTCGAGCGTTTGCTCTAAGCGCTTGATCAACTCCGCAACCCATTCGGGTGTGAGCTTTGCGGGGCCGGTCAGCCATGCGTACCGCACAAGCTCTTCATCACTCATGTTCTCAGGTCGAATTCCTTGCATATCTTCCCCCATGCTTCTTCAGCCGTCTTGGACGACTGCATACATTCAATGACACGCGTAACCGCAGGGCGGTACGCAACGAATACTTCGCCGCCTTTCATCCAGTTGTAAACGGATTGGCGGGTAGCGCCAGTCGCCAACGCGATCTTGATGGCGGGCACATCAAGGAACACAGCCCAGCGCCCGAGGCGGGTGCCAAGGGTCAGGGGCTGCGCCTTGATCAGCGCGATGAGGTGCGGTTGGTAGGCCATAGAAAAAGGGGCAGCGCGGGGCTGCCCCTAGCCCTTACTCGTCGTCCCAGTCGCTGACCATGTCGGCCAGCGCACTCTTGGCCGGAGCCGCAGGTTTCTTGGGGGCTTCTTGCCGCACCACAGGCTCTTCCGGCTCTTCTTCCGCTGCTGGTGCGGGTGCAGGCTTGGTCTTCTTGGGGGGCTTGGGAGGCGGTGGCGGGGGGGCCGTTTCTTCCTCTTCCGCTGCGGGCGCAGGGGGCGGCTGCGGGCGTGTGGGGGGCTTGCCGGCCAACTCGAGGGGCTTCGACACTACGTTGTCCATCTTTGCCACGGTCATCGTGACGGCCTTGAGCGCAGCATCAGAAGCCGCTTGCTCCAAGATCGAGTCGTACTCAGGATCAGTCAGCCAGCGCTGCGCCTTGAAGAACAGCTTGGGGCTCTCCGACTTGGTGTCGAACCTCATGCGGGTCACAACCGTCTCAGGGTTGATGTTCTGCGCAACGAGCCAGCGAGCGTACTCCTGCAGCGGGCGGTTGTCCCCATCTGCTTTGCCGAAAATCGAAGTAGCTGGCAGCGCCAACTGCATCACGGTGCCGTCCATGTCGCTCTCGAGCACCACAGCCAGACGCTGTTGGTAACGGCACGCACGACTGTTGCCTTGGCCGGAGCCCGCGATGTTCTTGGGGCATTCGGAGCAGCGCGAAGCTTGCTTGCTGGTGGACTCGTCGCTGGGCTTGTCGCCATCAGGTGACCAGCAGTCTGGGCCCGACATGTTCTCGGAGTCGTATGCTTTGGCGTAGAACACCCGCGCCACTTTGGGGGCAGCCTTGACCAGCACAACGTCCAGATGCCGGTCCTCGATAGCCGTGATCTCCTTGCCGTTGTTGACCAGACGGAACACGCCGCCTTTGATGCTGACGCGGAACCCGCCGCCACCGCCCCCCGCGAGGGACTTAGCCATATCAGACAACTCGGCTTTGCGAGCGAAGGCCGGCACTTGGCCGGGATTGAAGAGAGCAAGATTACTCATTTGATTTTCCTTGGTTACTTGGTTGGTTTGCGCACGCTGATTGCGTACTCGCTATTGCTGTTAAGACCCGGCGGCACGAGGGTCGGATTCTCCTGCAGGAAGGTCGCCATGTTGGTCTGCGCAATGCGCTTCTCCAACAAATCCAGCGCGTCATGCTCCTTCATGAACTCCTTGAACGCGTCCCAGTCTTGGGTCGAGTAGCGGGTCTTCGTTGAGAGGATGACGGTGCCCTCCGCCGTGTTGACGGACTTCACGCCAAGCGCCAGCATCTGGTCTTTCAAGGCCGTCTTAACCACTTCCTGCTGCGCCTTCAGCCCTTCGACTTCCGTCTCATAACCGGCAGTCAACTGCTGAATCTTTGTCTGCATCTTGCGATACACCCGGGCCAACTTATCCATCGGGATAGTGGCCGCTTCATTGGTCTCTGTCATTTATTTCTCCTGTTATTACCTGTCAGGTTTGTTAAACCTTTGACAATCATACACCTAGTTTTGCTTTGTGAAGTAGTCCTTTCAATTATTTTTAATCTCTTGGTTGAACAGCCCGACAAGCAGCGCGTGCTCACCAACCTTGCCTGCCATTGCCTTGAACATCCGCACCTCAATCGGGCTGCTTTGGATGTGCACGACGGTCACTTTATCAGAGTCCTGCCCCTTGCGGTCAGCCCGCGCAATGCACTGCAGGTACATCTCAACGCTCATCAACGGCCCATAGAACACAACCGTGTCGGCGGCAGTCAGCGTGATCCCGTGTGCCGTAGCTTGCGGCTGCATGACCAGCACGCGCACGGCGTCGGTGTTCTGAAAGTCGTTGATGATCTGCCCCCGCTTGGTGGCGTTCACATCCCCATGAATCTGTGCGTTGGGGATATGGTTCTTGGTCAAGTGCGCGGTGATCGTGGTAATGCTGGAGCGGAACATGGCGAAGATGATGACCTTGCGGTCAGTCTCCTCAAGTATCTCCATCAGCACCTTCATGCGCGGCGCGGCGTCGAACTCCACCGTCTCTTTGTTGTCTGTGTACGCAGCCCCTGCAGATATCTGCAGGAGCTTGCTGACGGCCACCCCCGCATTGACTGCCGAGATCGTCTCGCCGGCTGTCTGGAACAGCATCTGTTCTTTGAGCAGCTTGTAGTACTTGGACTGCTGTGGCGACATCGGCACATCCCGCGTGACGGTCACAACCGGCGGCAGATCAAGGCACTGCGCTTTGGTGAATCGTATGGCCGGCTGCAGTACCTCGTGCACCAATCGCTTGGCCTCCGGCTTGGGTGCCCACTTGAACGTGGTGATCTTGTTCATCACCTTGTCGCGCCATGCGGTAGCAAACTTCGGCACCCCCGATGGGTTGACCAGCTTGGCGAGGCCGTACGCATCCACGGGCGTCTGTGATGCCGGCGTGCCCGTCATCATCCACAGGTAGGTGTGCGGACGGACGATCTTAGCCAGAGACTTCCAGCGTTGTGTGCTGGGGTTCTTGTACGCGTTCGCCTCGTCAACGATGACCAGATCAAAGCGCCCGTCGTTGTTTACCTCATCAGCGATCAGGTTGAGCCCTTCGTAGTTGGCGATCACCAACTCGTAGTCACCTTGAACAAGCTCGACACGGCGCATAGCGCTGCTGTGGTGGGCGACCACCGTGCTGCGGTGCATCACGCTGTTGTTGATGTCGCCTACCCATGCCGCGTGCATGATCGACAGGGGGCACAGGATCAGAACCCTGCGCACCTCACCGCGCTTCATCAGGTAGTCCGCCGCCCACAGGGCGCTGAGCGTCTTGCCAGTGCCGGGTTCGTTGAAGCAGAACGCCCGCCTGTGCAGGGTGAGGAAAGACGCCGTCTCGATCTGGTGCGCCATTGGGATGTAGCGCCCGGGCCAGTCGTACTTGCGCGAGATAGGCGACGGTGTGTTCTTGACGCCGAGGTTCTTGAGCACCCGCATCTCATCGAGTCCCCAGTACACCGCCACCGTGTAGCCGCCGTTGCCATGATCCTCAACGATGCGGCTCTTGGGTATGACGGTGTACTTGCCCGGGTTGCGTGTGCGTATGAGCACCGCTTTGTTGTCTAGGATTTCCATTACTTGCCGTTGTCCGCTTCGTTAGCCTTCTTCCCACGCAGCCGCAGGTTGCCGGGGGCTGTCTTGCCGCCGGCCCGCAGGGGCTTGATGTGGTCGATGTCTTTGCCGGCTCGGTCTACGTTCTGTTTGTCGTAGATCCCCCGAGCCTTCTGACGCTCGAGTTGGTCTTGCGTCTCGCCGGTTTTCTTCTGCAGTTTGTATGCGTGCTTGTAGTCACGCTTGCCGTTCACTTGGGTCATGTCGTTCTCCTAATGCTTGGGGTTAAATTCACACCCGGTCACCTGACACCACTTGCACAGCGGGGTCTGTGTTGGGTTCCATACGTTGTTTGCAAACGATGCTTCCAGTCGTGCGATTCGCTCGCGGTACTTCCACCACGCAGCGTCCGCCTGATCACGCTGCATCTGCATCTTGACCATATCGTTCTTGACGATGAACAGCAACGCGCTGTTGACTTTGCGGATGTGCGGGAAGTGCGCGAAGGTCATGATCGACATCAGCACCAACTGGTCTCGATCCGGGTAACGGTTGCCCCCGGTCTTCCAGTCACCCACCCATGCGGTCAGGTTGTCGTCGTCCACAATCAGAATGTCCGCGATGCCGCGTACCCATGCCTGCTTGGAGTTCCACGCACACGGCTCCAGCTTTGTAGTCAGCGCCATCTCGTGCTCGGCCAGCACCCGCCCGGTCTTGTGCATCATGGCGTCCACCACTGGTTGGAACTGCGCGTACTGTGGCGGGATAGGCTTGCCGTCTTTGATGTAGTGCTCGATGGCCTCGTGTACCTGCACCCCGTAGCGCGTTGCGTCCGTCTCCTGAAACGGATATTTCTTGCCCACCTTCACCTCGTGGTAGCGCCGTGCACAGCCCTCGTAGTCCTTGAGGGAGCTATGGCTCCACTTGATTTGATGCTCAGACATTTTTGTCGAACCTCGCGCTGTCCACAGCCCCGCTGAGCTTGTCAGCGAACTCAGTCACAAACTTCTCGCTGCGGCTAAGCTCGTGGCCCATCTCGTGCAGGATGGCGTGCGTCAACTCGTGCCAGAACGTGTTGCGTTCACGCGCTGGGTCTTCGTTCTTGAACACCTCAATGAGCTTACGGTCATACCAGATGCTGCCGTACATGGACTTGGGTGTTCGTTGCTTGTACTGTATTCGGTAGGCATTCTTGCCCACCTTAACTGCCGTTGGAATTGCGTTCATGATGTTCCCTACTTCTTTGCTAGTCCGTACCTATAGTGAGCGCCACCATCAGCGGCCAGAGGAATCCCCGGCATGTAACTCGGCTCAAGCGTCATCTGCTCGAGCACCCATTTGAGCGCGTCTTGCGCGTCTCTCTCCGGTGCAATGGCGATCAACTCGTCGTGCACTGTTCCCACCACAGGGTAGCGTTTAGCAACCCGTAGCATCCCGTCAGTCATCACCACGCGGGCTACCCCTTGTGTGACGTTGTTCGTAATCTTGCCTGCATAGATCTTGGTAGCGTCTGGCCCGTATACCCACTCCCACCGGCTCCTACCGTCTTTGTCTTTCTGCTGACGCAGGTTAGGATACAGCAGACTCATGCCGCTGGGCAAAACTATTTCTTCTTTTCTGAAAATCAGGCACTTGTGTCGGTACTCCTCACCGTCCGCCAGCGAGCGCTGGATCAAGCTGGAGCACAGTTCCCAGAACCCCACAACAGCGTGGGCCGTGGCGCGGTAGATGTCGATGATCTTCTTGGCTGCCACGCAGTGGATCAGTAGCTCCTGTGCCGTACAGATATGCGGGATCTCGTTCATCTTGACCACGTTGTCGTCCCACTCAAGGAAGCGCTCGATGTAGTCACCCGTCACGCCCAACGTCTTGGCGAACGCCTTGTCGTAGCGCTGCGGCGGAGCCCCAAGGAAGCCGACCAGCAACTGTGCGGCGAACGATGCCCAGCCCAACCCGTACCCTGCCCCAAGCAACGCGCTCTTGGCCGACTGCCGCAAGTCCGGATGGCGCTCTTTGCTCAAGTCAGGGATGTTGAACATCTGTGCGCCGA